AATATGCACAATCAGGATTTTCTCCATCAAAGATAGGAACGCTTAGTAAATGTCCGTTACGCATCTTTGGAAAAAACCATTTTACATCATTGTAAAAATTTGTAATTTCGATCTTAGCAAAGCGTGGATGTGTACCAGTTAACGGATTAAACAAAAATGCTTCAAAGCCTCTTTCGTTTAAACTTGTTAATGGTAGTACTTCTAAGTCACTGCCGCTTTGGCTGCATCCTACAGCAAGGCACCAATCTAATGGCATAGTAATTTCATTACCGCCAATTTCCATTACTATGGCTGGCGAATTAAAACTTTCTAAAAAGATCAACGGATTAAAGAAAAAATCCGGATCTTGTGGGTTACTGTTATCAAGCACTGCAAATCGTAAATCATCTTCGATTACTTCAGGCAAGGAATTTAATAGAAAACTTTCGTTTTCAAGTGTCATTATTCGCATGTTAATTCCAATCAACTTTTTCGATAGTGAATGGGTACTGCGCCTCTTTGTAAAACTTTTTACGTTGGGTAAGGTGCCGCTTCGCAAACTTGCATGTAGATGTCAAGTCCCATATTTGCACGAAGTCTTTGTCCTTTGCCTTTCTTACGCCTCTACCAATACTTTGAATTACTCTTACGAAAGACTTCCCAGGCTCCAAAAGAACCAAGTTAAAAATACGAGGAATGTTAAGACCCACGGCAGCAACTCCATAGGTTGCGATAATAACCTCATTAGTTCCTTCACGGATTGTATCATATGTTTCTTTCCTGTCTTTGTTTTTAACAGCACCGCTTACAAATGTGCTGCCTGGTATAAGTTCAGCAAGCATTTCGCCTGCGCTAATTCTATCTACTAGTATTAATGTATTGCCTGATTCTTTTACTGTGTTTAATAATTTGCCTATATATTCTATTCTTGCTGGATTGTTAACAAGATATTTTAATTCTTCTTGGTAACCGCTGTGTGCTACTGTGTCAATCAATTGTACTACATTAACATGACATTCTGACAGTACACCTTTGTCTTGTAATTCTTTTGCCGAGATGTTGCCAATTACAGGACCAAGACTAGCATGAATACTTTCAAACTCAAACTTTTCTTTAGGTACTGTACCAGTTAGTCCCCAACGTATAGGTGCATTACGTAGGTTGCGAGTGAGCAGGTTTTTAAGAACTTCTGCTTTGGCTTGGTGTACTTCGTCGACAATAATAGTGCTTACACCTTCTAGAAACTCTGCAAGTGATAACACTGCTGAGCCGTCTTTTTGCTTCTTGTCTAGAATATTTAAACTCTGCCAAGTGCAAATAGTGTGAGTCTTACCTAACATCTTCCTGTCTCCGAAGTACACCCCTACATCGAGACCGCAGTTAATATAGTCCTCTTCTGTTTGTTCTACTAACGACTTGTTAGGAACAATCACAAGACTTCTACCATACGGCTCAGTTATGTGTGACAGCGTTGCTGTGGTAATAGTTTTACCTGCGCCAGTAGCAATCTGTTGCAAGCTCTGTGGGTTATTCAAAAAGTTATTAATTGCTTCTACTTGATAGTCACGTAGAATAATATCTTCGCCTTCTGCTGGATGACCTTCTGGCCATACTACGCCTTGATCCTTCCAGTAGTTTTCTGTTACTGGTGTAAAGTCTAATTGTATAGGATGTCTATTGTCTTGAATATCAACTATTTCAACATTATTTTTTTGTAGCACTTGACTAACAGTGTCAAGATGATTAACATAGCCAGTACCGCCAATACCAAAAAAAGCAACTTTTCCATCCCAGCGACCAAGTTTATACTGTGGCATATATCGTGCGTAAGGCACTTCAAACTTGAGAGCATTCGATAACTTTCTCCGTACATCAACGTCTAGTCCTTCTAGTTTAATGTTTACTTCGTCTTCAATTATCAATCTACACGTAGCCATTTAGTCTCCATTTGTTTTTAAAAATACTTGGGCTATCGTCGTTATATATAATAAGATCGCATAATGAATCAATATAATTTTGAACTTTATGATTGTTTCTTATACTGCTTATTGATATAGTTGCTTGAGGCTGCCAGTTATTTTTAAATAATAATTTAGGTAGTTTATCTTTACTAATATATACAACTTCTGTACTATTGTCAAGCCAATTATTTAATTTTTTATCTTTAATATAATTGTTTACATTATATTCGTCGGATGATTTAGATCTAAATAATACTGTTTGTTTTTGAGTATTAAAATTGTGTTGTTCAAATGATTCAACAAAAGCAGCAAGTTCAGTTAACGGATTGTCAGGTGAAATTATTACTAGCAACGGAAACCGTTCTAGTTTTTTTAATCCTAAAATTATTTCGTCTAAATAAAATTCTTTTGGAGTAAGACATATTTCTGGATGCGAACGTTGTGCAATTAAATTTTCTATTGTATTATCTTTATCGCAAGTAATGTATTCAATGCCTAGTTGACGCTTACGATCTAACAATTGCAAACGACTAAAATTTTTAGTATACATATTAGCTTTTTCAGGTAAGTTTGATAATGCATCGTTCCACAACCCTGGTACATATTTTGAAGGGTTAGATTTGATAACTTTTATTTCTTCATACCAATCTACTAATTTTTTATCTATCTCAAATTGAGTATTAATAAATTGAGAGCAAATATTGTCAATTGACTTTTCAGTTAACTGAAAGTAATGTTCGTGCGAACCTTTATCATGCTGATAACTAAATTTAGGAATAGCATTAATTTTCATAATATCTTTTTTACTAAACGGAAATCTAATTTTAATCCATTCAACATTTTCAATTTTAACTATCTTGATGTACTTTCTACGATCAATTTTTCTTAATGGCAATCGTAATGATTCTAATGCTATATCAAAATTATCAAACTTATTTTCTAAAAATTGATTTTTGTATGTAGCAAGTTTTATTTTCATAAGTGCATACTGTTTATCAGTTAACGCACTTCCTTTATAAACTTGTCTAGCAATACTATACATGATAGTCTTATCGCTTTTATCAATTTCAATGCTGGAATCGCGAGACAGCCCTGCTATAGTTTCAAGACAATCTTCAATAGTATGTAAATAATTGCTCATAATATTATAATAACAGATTATAGATAATCTGTCAATCTTTTTAGTGGAATACCTTGTGATATTTCATCTACAGTATATTCAGTATGGGCATAGTCGTTAAGCCATTGTGTTCTATCTGTCATTAATGGTTGTTCAATATCGTGTAAAAAGTCTATATCGTTGGCCACATCATAAGCAAGACTATGAGTACTAACAAAAGCAGGAACGCCTTCGATGATAGAATGTATCCCAGGATTGCTACTGTAACTGATAGTGCAATGTATATCATTAAAGCCCATATCAAAAGAATCATAAGTGCCGTTAACATGTCGAGGCTCCTGTCTTGTTACGTGTGTAAGTCCGCGTTCTATATGTTCTAGTCTACAGCGTGGATGAGGTCGAAATATTATAGGACGGTCTGTGTGTTTACGTATTTCTTCGTATGTATTTAAGAACCAATTACTCATACGTGGCATGTCTTGCCATTGTAAACTTTTATCATGCTGCCCACATAACAAAATATATTTGCTGCTAGTACGCCATGGTTTTACTTCGAGTCCCAGTAAACGCTTACGGCTATCATCGTTATTACTATCCCCAAAATAAGCATCTCGATTAATTCCATTTAGCCCCACCTTCCACGTCGTACCTCTTTTGATGCCGCCAACTTCGAGGACGATAACTGGTTTACGAAGTTCACGACAACGGGTCCAAATATCTTTGTTACGAGCCATTCTACCGTGAAAAAGCACACTCCAAATAACATGGCAATCGGCATCATTAATATTATCACTATTACTAATGTTATGCCCATTAGTAATACAACTCCGCTCAAAAGCAGAAAAAACATCTTTGGAATTAAGGGCACCGTATTCTTTCCATAATTTAAATTTCATAGTTAAATAGTAACATATTTATAAGGAAAAGTCAATGACAATTACAGTAGTATCTACATTTCACGCACCAGTTTTGAGTTTATATGGGCAACGTTTTGTAAACAGTTTTAGTGAAAACATTGACTCTGATATTAAATTAAGATTATATGCCGAAGACTGCAATCCAGTAACCAAAGATCCACGTATACAAATTTTAGATGCAAAACAAAAACTTCCAAAATTAAATGCATTTAAATCAACTTGGGGAAATGTACCTAAAGCAAATGGCAAATGTCCGCCAGAGATAAAAGCTCGTCGTCCAAAAGATTGGCATAAAGAATTTAAATGGGACGCTGTACGCTTTGCTAATAAAGTATATGCTGTATTTGATGCAGCACAGCATTGTAACACTGATTGGATTGTATGGATGGATGCTGATACATTTGTACATAGTAAATTTGACTATGCAGCATTTAAAAGTTTTTTACCTGAACGTTCTTGGCTTGCTTATATGGGCAGAGGACGCAAATGGCCAGAGTGCGGATTTTACGGAATTAATTTAAAAAATCCAGTTGGCTTAGAATTCTTAAAAGAATTTGAGCATGTGTACGAACATGCAGAGTATGGAATATTCCGTATGGAAGAATGGCACGATAGTTATGTATTTGACGAAGTACTAAAAAAGATTAAACGTAAATATCCTAACGAACCTATTAATAACATTAGTGGCAACTTGGTTAATGGTGAAGGGCACCCGATTATTAATAGTGGGCTAGGTGCTTATATTGATCATCTAAAAGGCGATCGAAAGTCAGTAGGTAAAAGTAACAAACCTAAAGATTTAATCAAGCCACGTAACGAAAGTTATTGGACAAACTGACGCATATGTCTCCAACAAGTGCCGTCATTTAATTCACTTAATTTCCAATGAAACATACTAATACGTTGTAGCCATGCTTCTCTGTCAAACTCTTTTGGCTTTTCTAATCTTTTAAATCCGTGGTGTGCAACTTCGGCACACTGACTTTTACTAGGATCAGTAATGAATGCAGGATACCCTTTAATAATAGGACCTACAATACTACTACTGTTATGGTTAACAACACACCATGCGTTTTGTAAATCTGTTTCTAACGGAGTGCCTAATGGACTAATTGTTAAGTTTGGTATGTTACGTACAGGACTGCGTCTTGGGTCAAGATATACTCTTGCTTTTTTATCGCCTGGGTGTGCTCTAACTACAATATGTCTTGGGCTAAATTTACGTATTTCTTTTACAGTGTTGTGTATCCAATTTACAACATCGTAACCTCCCATACTCCAGCCTTTGTTACGTTGACAACATAATACAATATGATTGCCCCTGCGAGCATTTTCAATCCTAGCACCTGTATCTCGTTGTATTTGAGTCCATCTGTTTGGATCGATAATAGTATCACAGTAGTTTCCAGTGTTTGGAAAGATTCCATTAAAACTATATCTTAGATAACAATGTGGCTGGTTTGTTTTTGTTTGGTATAAAAACAAATTACTATCAGCAGTAACAACATGTTTGTTCTGTGTTCTATCAATTACACTTTGTCTTAGTTTTAAGTGAGGAGCATTTTTTCCAACTTCGTGTTGCCAGCCTTGTATAAGTCCTACATCGCAATCTAGTAGATTATATCCTTTATGTAATATACCAGTATCTCCCGCAGCGTTTACTCCATTAACAAAATTTTGTAATAGTAGATACTTTTCTTTGTTATTGTTTACTGTTGGAACAACATTATAGTAACTAACGACTTTCATTTAAAATTTGCCACGCTTTTCCATTACGCATTTCTTGTGCAGTAAATTGGCAATATGAAAGGTGTGCTGCAAATGCATATGTTTCGTCTTCGCCATAGCGATTTAAATTACCTTCAATATCAGATATTTGTGTATTACATAATGCTGTTGCTGCATTAGGTGCAAGTGCTATTGCTGGACGACGATGTAGTAGAGCTTCAGTTGCTGCAATACTATTATATGTAACTAGACAATATGCATTATCAAGGGCTTTCCAAATTGTATCATTAGTAACTCTGTCTCTACGTATTGGTTTTTGCCTAACTATAATTCTTCTATCAGTGTATTTTCTAATTTCGGTTGTTGTACGAGCAATCCATTTGTCGAGATCTTCGCCATAAAATTTCATAACTTTTAAACTTGGAGGACATAGTAATATATGCTCGCCTTCTCTATATTTTGGTAATTTATATTTTAATCTTTCAAGCCTATCAAACGGGCGTTCAATAATCGGGCCTTGTTGTTGTAGATTGTTGTACGTAATTCGATGATATTCTTTTTTTGTTCCTGGTTGTAAGTAGCCAGTGTCGATAGCATAATAATTACGATCGTTTTCAATACAATGTTTTAGAGCTTTCTGTCCGCCGCCGCCCAGGCCGCGAATTATTAGTGTGTTGTCTGATTTTTTCTCTCTGTCAAACTCACTAATAGTTCCGTTACATCCGATAATAAAATCTTCTAAGTACGGATCGTATAATGCGTTTTTCTTACGAAGATTAAATCCATCGTCTTCGGCCGGTGCAATTGCTGCAACTTTAATACCCACGTTTCTCTCCTCAAACTTTTTTATACTTTCTTTAGATTTATAAACATGCTCGTTAGGGTCTATCCAGCTGTTTAATAAATTATGAAAATAGGTTTTAGTTTTGGCGGGCAAATCTAAATCCATTGTAAGTTTCATCTTGTCTTTACTGCGTTCTAATTTTTTTTTTGAATTCTCTACTTGAGTTTCTAGATATCTAATTTTTCCTCTATACCAGTCAAGTGCATATTCGCAATCTTGATATTGTTTAAACCAAGGACCGCCTTCTGTATAGTGTAATGCTTTTGGTTTACCGTCTTCTGGTTCCTTATACCATCCAACTAACCAATTCCATTTGTGACTAATTTCGCCTACTTCGTCATCACTTAACCAACTAAATCGATGTAAAAATGCACCTGTAGTTGATTCTTTGTTTACTAACTCAGCAGTTAATCTTTCATTGCTTGGGTGTCCACAGTTGATTAGCATACAACTAGACCAGTTTTTTCTTGGATAATTATGCTGTTGCTTACCATCCATTTTTAGTCCTTCTTTAGGTGTATAGTCGTGGTGAGCACACATTACCGCATACTTGTCGTCACACTGATCAAACAACTTAGCAATGTCTTCTAGAAATACAAAATCACAATCTACAAATAATGCCCATCCTTTGTAATTCATCAAGTGAGGAATTAAAAATCTTGTAAAAGTAAATTCAGTTGATGCTAGTGCATCTGTTTCTCTTGTATAGATCTGTGCTTTTCTTAGGTCTCGTTGTTTTAGCGGCTCGACATGTACTGGCACAGTAGCTTTATCTAAAATAGTTTGTTTGCATACTTGAAACGCAATGTCTTCACGACTGTCCCATCCTACAAAAACTCTTAACTTATCTTCAATCTCTTCTTTCAATGTCGTTCTCCGTTAATTCTTTTCCAAGCCAAACTTCAATTACTTTAGCTGTATTGTTTCCAATATTAATAGCTTTGTGCCAATACGCAGTTGGTATATCTATACTATCGCCAGGTATTAGTGTACGAGTTGTCTTTCGTCCTTCGCGGTCTTCTAGCATCATAACAATTACACCGTCAACAACATGCCAGTGTTCACTACGACTAAAATGTCGTTGATCACTAAGCGCACGACCTTCTTCAAACGACAATTCTTTTACTTGCCATTCGCCGTTGCGATCTAATATTTTATATGATCCCCATGCACGTTCAGTAACTGGCTTTTCCCAGTTACTAAGTATCCAGCTACTTGAATTCTTTTTGTCTTCGCCGCCAATACCAAAAACAAATTCTACATCTCTATTGTTGCCATACATTATTTGTTCAGGAATTTCACCTTCAACTCTATCGCCGCCGTTTGCAACAATAAGTTTACCAGTTGTTGTTTGTAAAAGATACCCAATTGCTTTTGTTGTGCCGCCGGTGTCATCGTCTTCAACTAATATAACATCGTCAACCATTTCAAGATGTCTAACAATATTTGCACGTTCTTCAAACGGCATAAAGGCTTTGCCTTTTTTATTCTCTAACCATGTATCGCTGTTAAGTCCAACAACTAGTCTATTGCCTAATTGCTTTGCTGATTTAAAATATTCAATATGTCCAGAGTGTAGTGGATCAAATCCACCAGTTACTAATACTGTATTCATGTAGGTATTTACTTACTACCAGCCGAAGATATAGTCTTTTCTGACATTAGTAATTTCTCTTGCACCGTAAGACTTTAAAAATAACCCTGCGCATTCGTCTGTATCGGCTTGTTGTTCACAAACAATAATTGGTTTATATTTTAGTATCGTTTCAATTGCACCTTTAAGAACTTCAAGTTCGTGACGTTCGCAATCAATTTTTAACAAGCCAAACTTTGGAAGATTTAAATCGTCCATTCTTTTTATATCAATTGATCCTGTGCCAACTTCGCTTACATAGCTACCGCCTGTGTTTATATGATCGTATACCATGTTTACTTTATTGTTTGTACTACCAAGTGCAAATTTATTAATATAAACTTTTGATGGATTAACATTTCTTTCTAAACAAATATATACTTGTTCAAGTGGTTCGTATGCAAATACACGATTAAACTTTTTAGAAAGAGGTTTTGCCCACAAGCCTACATTTGCACCTACATCAATTGCTATGTTAAAATCAGTTACATATTTGTATGCTTCGTCTCTAACATCATCTTGATATTCAGGCGGCCCGCCTTTTTTTATTCTTTTATTAATTAGACGTTCAAAATGATCGTCTGATGTTGGCATCCAATAATTATGTACTAGTTTCATTTTTTGAGCACCGTAATATATTTAATAACATTTATATTAAATTTTTGTACATAACGTTCAGTGATATTCTTGTATGTAATTGTCCAGTTGTATCTATCGAGTTGTCTTTTCCACCATTTTGGATCTTCAATAATTAAATGTGCATTGCGTCCGTCGCTTAGTTTTTTCTTTGCTGGATGACAGGCAATTAAATGATATTGATACTTTGTTGTTCTATTAAATAAATCGTCTAGTGTTTTTTCTAACATATCTATTTCAACATGTTCAAGAACATCACTACTATAAGTCATGTCAACTTGCTCAGGCAAGTCAATTGGGCTTGTCACTGGATCATATGTGTACAACTTAATATCGGGATACTCTTTGGAAATTGCTTGTGAAAGATATCCTTTGCCACTTCCAAAATCTAAAAAGCTATTTACTTCGCCGCTATCAAGAATTTCTTTAACTATTTTAGGAATGTCAGCGCCGCTTCCAAACGCTGACTTACTGTGTAAAGTTTTTAATTGTTTTAAATATTCTGCGCTATGTGCCATTATAGTGATGCATCCTCCATGCCAGCAACTCTAAGTTTTACAACATTAGTAATTTGCCATTGCTTTTGATCAAGTGCTTTAAGTACGCCTAACCATTTGTTACGCATTAGTGCAAACTCGTTGATAATCTTTTCATAGTCAACAACGTCTGCCTCACCGTCTACGTATTTTTCAACGTCACGGCTTGACAGAGCTCGTTGATAGTT